AAACGTGCGGAATATATCGTCGAGATGTTTGAAACACGGGCAGAACGTGATGCGATGTTTAAAGAAGTAGAGGCTGACCCCCTTTACGAAAACGCACGGAAATCACAGGGTGATATGACCATAGAAGATTACCAAAGTGCACCGCCTACCTCGTTTGTGTTTGACGTTGTAAATAAATTATCCAACATAAAAGACAAAGACGGAAACAAGGTTCCTGCACAAGCTATCGAAGAAGTTATGCGGTTGTTCGTAGCCACACTGCCAGAGACATCCTTTGCTAAGTCACTGCAAAAGCGTAAAGGCACCCCCGGTTACAAGGAAGACAGCATGCACGCCCTAAGAACTAAGGGCTACGACATTGCCGTGCAGTCGCAGAAACTTGGTGCTGCATCCAATATTCGCGCAGTTGAAAAAGAAATTGCTGATCAGCAACAGCCCGAGGGTGTATCCGAAAGAGCGTTTGAAGACACCAAGGCAGAACTTTTGAGTAGAGCACAGTTTGCACGCCAAGGCGCAAAGAATAAATCCATCGAGGATGTAGGTCGCAGGCTCAACCAGTTTGCGTTTATATACACCATTGGATTTAACGTCTCGTCTGCTCTGGTTAACCTATCACAGATACCCCTGTTTGTTATGCCCTATCTGGGTGGTAAATATGGATACGCAGAAACAATGACTGCTATCAAACAGGCGGGTAGCTTAACAATGAATGCCAAAAACTCCTTGCGCGACTTCTACAACATTGACCTCGACGGTAACGTGTCTATCAAACCAGATCCCAAAATGTCCGATGCCATGAAGCAAGAATTGACCAATATCATGCCACTGGTGAAGGTTGCGTCTGAAAGAGGGCAGCTAATAAGTCAGGGGTATATAGCCGAGAGCATGGGTCTCGATGAAGCATCAAGAGCGAAGCGTAACAAGCTGTCTGTCGGCAACCTAGCTGACTACGCGTCAGGAATATCTGCGTACATGTTTAATCATGCAGAGAAGTTCAATCGTCAGAACACAATGGTTGCGGCATACAACCTGCACCTGAAAAAGCTCCAAGACGATCCGAGCGTGACCATGAGCCTAGCAGAAATGCAAGAAGCTGCTGCCGCTGAAGCCATATACATGACGCAAGAGGCCAACGGTGGTGCGTACCTAGAAACAGGGCCGAGCCTTGCACGTGAAAGCCTTGGGCGCGTGGCCCTGATGTATAAGAGCTACGGGCTGCAGATGTATTATAGTATGCTCAAACAAGCAAAACGGTCCTTTGATCGAGATTTATCCCCAGAAGAACGTAAAGAAGCGCGTAGAATTTTAGTGGGTATCCACGGCAGTGCAATGTTCTTTTCTGGAGTATCGGGCTTGCCGCTTTACGGAGCTATACGCCTTCTGTTTGACGCGTTCTTAGAAGATGATGAAGAAGATTTTGACACCATAGTACGTACAAATATTAAAGAAGGTTGGTTTAAAGGCCCATTGGTTGCAGCGACTGGCATGGATACTGCATCACGCACCGCTCTGACTGGTCTATTGATCCAAGAAAACAAGTACAACCCGAGCGCATCATTAGAAGAAAACCTTGGATTCTATCTTGGTGGCCCCGCACTCTCTACCGTCAAACGTATTCAACGTGGCGTCCAAGACTTGGGTAACGGGCAGATAGAACGTGGAGTAGAAAACCTCATGCCAACCGCCGTAGCGAACGCATACAAAGGTCTAGTACGTTACCCCCGTGATGAAGGTGTAAAAAGCCGTAGAAATGACGTTATATACGGAGACATGTCAGGCGCAGATTATTTGTTCAAAACTATAGGTATTAGCTCTTTGGGTGAGACGCAAACTGGCGATAAAACCCGTATAATGAAGAAGATAGATAAGGCCGTGAATAACACTCGCACAAAACTAAGCAGGGATTATTACATAGCGCTGCGCGAGAACGATGTAGAGAAACACATGGAAACCATAAAGAAAATACAAAAGTTTAATTCGCGTCACCCAGAAGCATCTATAACTGTGGACAGTTTGAAGCGATCATTGAAGCAGCACATGCGCACCACTGGCGGTATGTATCATGGCGTAACACTCAGCCCCATATACAGATCACCTATGATGGAGCTAGGAGCGGCGTTCCAAGACTTAACATAAAAATAGCCCCCACCGAAGTGAGGGCCAGTGACAGGGAGGAGAACAACAGGTAGTGTGGACCATGCTGTTAACCACTACATATCATAGCAGTCTCCACATGCGAACCCCCCACTGCCCGTTTTCGATGCAAATATGAATGGTTGTTTCATATTGTTTCATAGCTGCAACACGTTTAAGCTGTTTTTTCGCCTTTTCTGTGTTGATGCAGGGTATAAACACTGAAGCACCAACCACCATCTTATCCCACTTCACAATAATTTTCACCCCATCAGGATCTAAATCATCTAGTCTAAGTGGTTTCATCTAACCCTTCCATCTTTACAACTATGCAGCGTTGAGAGGGTAAGTTAAGGCTCGTGCCTTTTGTAATTCTAACCACTTTTGAAGTTGCACCCAATTCTTCTTTTAGGCTTTTGACCGTAGACGCATAGTTTATGTACTGGTCTACAAGGTATTTCTTAAACTCTTTTGTTGGGATAAACATCAGTTTTGTATCCGTCTCGTAGCGCCCAATGAGTTTATTCTTTGGCATGTTTTCTGGGATTACAAGATCCACCACATCATCCCTATTGTCATCAGTGCTTTTAATTTTGAGTATGCTACCCCAGTTATCCCGAGCGAAGTCTGCTATTATAGAGTTTGTGTCTGGCCCAGTATCGCTTATCACAGCCTTTACACGCTTCAGTTCAACCACAATCCAGTCAAACAAACGGCGCACGTCATAACCTACTATGCCTAGCTTGTTTCCTATAGTAGCCGCCACGAGCACGTTGGTGCACCCTGCCGAGAAGAAACGATTGACCGCTGTTAAGTTAGCCGCTTTATCCAACCGCTCTTTTATACCTGCATAAAGTTTCGCTATCTGATCGCGGTTCTGTATAACATATTGTATATACGGCACAGAGAAATGCCCGTAGTTCGTTTGGATGTCCCTATAAAGCGCATCGGTTTTGTCTTTGTCGATTATGGCTTTGAGGTTTGGATCAACAGTAAACTCCAATATCCGCTGCATCTCTGCCTCTGGATCAGCTTTGAGTTTACTCAGCAATTCGTAGATGCTTATGTTGCCTGACGAACAACCCATCATCCTCCACGGCTTGCCCCGCCACCGCTCCGTGTTGGCGCTTCCCTGTAACCTGTTACGTTGTTTACCTTCAGCGAATTGGTACGCGTAATCAGAAGCTACGAACGGGGTCATGTTAGACATTTCATCAGAGTTTAGTGATATGTTTTTGTACACTTCGCCCCGTGCCATACGAGAGTTAGGTGTATCACGCTGCCCTAAAGTTAAGAAATGAGGATCACCCCATATAGCTGTGTTGCAGTAGAGCGCAGTGGTTTTACCCACGCCAGAGCCACCATACAAATGCGCAGCGAAGCTAAACAACCCTGTCAACGGCATCAGTATAGACCCCAACCCCATGCACACAACGAATTGGTGCAACTCAAGACCCTCTACATTGAAGAAGCTGAGTATCTCCCGTTGGCGATCCGCTGACCCCATAGGCTTAAACGCGTCTACAAACCCAGCCGTTTTAGAGGATGGTGGGTTGTATTCAACCGTATCTGCCTTAACAAGTTTATCACCCAGCACGAACTCCTGCATGGTGTCATCGTTAACCCAACCAAACTGTTGGTGTGCTTCACTAGCTGCGCCTGTCTGTTGCAATTCATTCACCCATGTTTGTACGTATTTCATCAACTTCCCCAAGTCTTCTCCGTAAGTTGTTATACCCTTCATGGCCATGTTCTTACGGAACTCTTCACGTGAAGTGATAGCCATCAAAGGAACTGTAAACTCCCGAACACCATCCCTTGGGAGGTGCAGAGCAAACGCTACCACTTCTCCCTGTTCTACATCGTGCAACCTGCGTGTGACGTAGAAATCATGATGGTAGATTGGCACTTCGATAGGGTTGCCCTCTTCATCTTTGGTGCGCATATAAACACCACCGTTCTTACCCCGCATGTATGGTGCAGGGTATTGAGGTATCTCTGGCTCGGGTGGGGCTTCTTCTACGATTTTAGTTAGCTGTGCAGGCGTTGTTATGCTTAACGCATTAGGACACCCATCACAGCCATCGGGGTTGTGTTTGGCAAAGGTGCTACAGTATTGAGGCCCACCTGTGTCCATCATTTTGCGCATAGTTTCGTTGAAATCATACTCAGGATGGTTGGAAGACATTACCCGCGCTGCCTTGTCTCCATCGACGCATACTTTAGCGATAGATAGACCTGCACGCCACATGTCGTAAGACACGCTATCCTGATTATCTATTATGTATTGGATCTGGGCGCAGCCCTGACCATTATCAGTCTTCTCCAACAGGCGTTTAAAGCTGCCAGAGGTTTGTGCATTAAGTGCATCGCGGTAGGCGCTGGGAGCAAACTTCTCGGGTACTGGTATCGCACCACCAACACAGTCTTCAAACTCTGAAAAATCTATTGGTTCTGCCAAGTACCCATGTAGTAACCCAACTGGTTTGGGGTCATCCCCCTTATAATTATACGTGTTAGGTACACGTAATATACTAGCAGCATCAGATGTACGCGAGGGATCTGCTGGGAAGTCTTGCTTTATACATAACTGCTTTAGACCCTCCGCAACTGGAAACCATGTCTTTTCATCTACGGCTTCAGTCAAAGGCCAGTACACATGCAATCCGTTGCCAGAGTTTACAATCGTTGGCCGAGGTAACTTGTTAGCCTTACAGAACCTACGCAGTTCCTCGAAGGCAGTAGGCTGGTCTATAAATTCTTTACTAGGTCCACAATCCAAGTCGATGAAGAAAGACTTCATCTGGTTAACGTTTATTTGTTTACGGTTATCTGGTTCTTTAAATGTGCCAAGGGCAAAGAAAACATTGTATGCTGCTGCGTCGAGTTCATCCGCTCTCTGTATTAACTCATCAATAGATGGATAAAACTCTTGCTTTATATCGGTTTTGTTATTGCTATTGTAGCACCACAGGCAGTAGTTCCCCTCACTCCCTAACACAGAACCCAAAAATTGTTTGGTGTCCACGGTTCTCTTCCAATGTTAGAGGGTGCGCGGCCCTGTCAGACCGCGCTTTATTTTTAGTCGTCCCAGTTATCTAAAATGGTACCTAGATTACCGTCTTTTGCACCGCCAGCCACTGCTTTTTTAGCAGGAGTTTTCACTGGTTCTGGTTCTGGGTCGGAAGAACCCTCGTCAAAACCACTCATGTCCACCTCTGGTTCTTGCTTCTGAGGCATATCCACGATGTTGCTGGCGAACATACTCTCTGAATTATGGACATAACCACCTTCGATAGCACCAAACGCGCTACGCACCATACGATCTGCAAGCTCTACCACTTGTAACTGGCGAATACGCACAGAAACACTTGGCTCGTTTGACATGTATTTGTAAGGGTAAAACGTTACAGCAATGTTGATTGTGCTGCCCGTGGTCAACTGAAAGTCCTCCGGTAGAGGGTTATTCTTGGAGTCTACCTGTAACGGCTTACGTGTTTTCTCGCCGTTGTATTGACCCTTTAGAATACACTTGATGGTGCGCGTGCCATCGTCGTGCTTGACCATAGGATTAGAAGGTGTGTCAGGCCAGTCTGGCTTTTTGTTAGCCGTATAGGCTTTGACCATTGCGATATACAGCCCTTTGGCGGTCTCGCTATTCATCTTCAATTCGATGGAGTATTCAGCATTCGGTGCCATCGGATCGCACGGCATGCTCTTGTTAACCTTTTGATCAAAGGCATAGGTGCGGTCCAACTTTGGCCACAGTGCTTCTACATTTTTAATTACATATGGTTCTGCCATATCGTTCTCCTATATATCTTCGTCGAGATTTAAATCCATCTCGTACTGTGTGTTATCGTGCGAGGTATAACGCACGGGTTCTGGGCTGGTCTTCTTCAACAACGCATCAGACACAGCCTGTTTGTCAAAACGGTATACGTTGTTGATCTTCAAAAAAGTGTTTTCGGGGATATGCCCCTGCCGTACCCAGCCCCGTACAGTAGATACGGATACGGCTAAATGTTTAGCTAAATCTTCAATAGCAACAAATGGTGTAGTCATTACTTTTTCCTCACTGAGATGACATACTCGCTGTCAATCTTCAAACCTTCGGGTTTTAACTCAGGATTTTCTTCCAAGAATTGCTTCATGTTCGTCTGGTTTAAACGACGATCAAACAACTCAGGCACAGCATGCTCTATAACAAACTTGTGCATAGCATCCCAATCACTTGTCCAGTATTTGGTACGCTGTGAACGAAAGAATAATCCCTCATCGGTTCTCACGCTCTCAACTTTGTTGTTTTCACAATAGCTGAGAAGCGCACGTTTTAAGATGTCAAGCTGGTGTGCCAACTCTCCATCTTCTTTGGTAAATGCCGCTTTTAACTCTGCACGTTTGTTACGTATTTTTATATACGCCTTGGTCATTTTGTCAGCGGGTGCGTCTGAATAGTCGCTCATCTTAACTCCTCCTTGTACAAAGTATTATTTAATTATGTATACTGCTCTAGTCAAGCAGTTCTTTGTACAAATCTATCATTTTTGTGTGTACGTCTATTCTCTTATCAAGTAATGAGTACACGCGTTTTTCTACACCCGATCCTTGTAACTGAACAACGGTACATGGATGTTTCTGCCCTGAACGATGCACCCGTGCATTTGCTTGTGCATATGTCTCCAAAGAAGAAGTCGGACCCCACCATACCACAGTGTTCGCTGCAGTTAAAGTCACACCATGTGCTGCTGACTGGGGCTGTATCACCAATATCTTGGGGTCAGGGTCATTTTGGAAACGTTTAAATATGTCGGTGCGGGCATGCGCAGGTACGTCTCCACGAATCACCTCTGTTGTTAACTTGTCAGCACGTAGCTTCGACACCAAGACATCTATCGTATGCTTGAATGGCACGAACACCAACACCTTCTGACTGCTCTCGTCAATTACTTCCTTGAGAACTTTGTAGCGGTTCTTAATATCGAACTCTAATGCGCCACCATCGTCAGTGTAGACCGCCCCTGCAGATATTTGCAGTAACTTGTTCATGGTAGCGGCGGCGTTCACGGCGGATATTTCGTCATCACCCACCTTCATAACCAACTGCTTACGCAGCATCTCATAGTATTTTGTCTGCTGCTTGGTCAACTCAACCTTACGTTTAACGTAGGTCATCTCTGGTAAGTCGAGGCATTCTTCTTTGGTGAACCGTATAGCTGGCTGTAACGCGTTAAACACTATATCGGATGCGTTTTCCTTTGGCATCCAGCGAAACTGAGATAACTGCTGCATTACCATGTCACGAAACGAACTAAAGAACCGTGGCACTGCATCGGGATTTATCAACTTGGCTAGACCATAGGCGTCCAGCGGTGACTGGGCAGCGGGTGTACCCGTCATCATCCACAACCACGTGTTATCGTCAACGATCTTGCGTAGAGTTTTCCAACGTTTTGTCTGCGGGTTTTTGTAGTGAGTAGCCTCGTCCACAATTACCAGATCAAACCCACCGTTGCGCACTTCGTCCAGCACGATATCCACACCGTCATAGTTTATTATGACAAACTCGGCACCTTGGTTAATTATCTTGGCACGTTTCTTTAAACTGCCATAGGCCACATCCACAGTACGATGCGGTGCAAAGGTAGCCAAGTCTGCCCTCCATGCGCTGTCCATGATTGACAGGGGGCATATGACAAGAACACGGTTGATCTTACCTTTGTTCATCAGAAAGTCAGCCGACCATATTGCACTGGCTGTCTTACCTGTACCCTGCTCGTTGAAACAGAAGCCACGCTTGTTCATGGTGAAGAAGGAAGAAGTCTTCTTCTGGTGGTCAAATGGGGTGTATGCACCTGTCCAGTTATACTGAGTATCTATAGGTGATGGTGCACGTACACCCAAGTTGCGTAGCTTATGTGCTTCATCAATTCCCCACTTTACAAGCACTTCATTGGTATCCACCTGCTTGCTTTGAGGGATAACTGAGGTGACACGGTTTGGATTACGCAGCTTTAAAAGCAGCGCACGACCATCTACTATCTTCATGAGTTCTCCTATTTTTTCTTTTTGTAGTTCCGAGCGCGGTTCTTGCTGCGGCTTTCGATCTTCACACCGTCTTTATTAGAACCACCTTTGCTAAGAGCTTTTTTGTGGCTGATATCTTTGCCTTCACGTTTATCAGCTTTTCCGTTTTTATTTTTATCCACACCTTCCCGATCCATCTTACGGCGTGCACGTTGACGCTCCATACGGCGTTCAAAGGTTGCACTCCCAACGGGGGCGTTAACTTGCTTCTTGCGGTCTTTAGGATTTTTGTATGGCATTATGAGTTAGCTCCATTATGTATGCACTCCACAACAGGACAATGGCGACGACATAATCCGTTAGGGCGGGCGTTCCACGTGTCAGCTCCTGCGGCTTCTTTCATGTTATTGAACTTTCCTATCCACTTTTCCCACAGATCGCCTTTGTCATGTTCGGTGTACGTGTGGTTTACTAAATCATTTACTAGCACAAAAACTAAGCCAGCGCGTACCTTTTTTATTTCTGGGAAGTGCGCAAATGCAGCCAGTGCCATTAGCTCCAACTGCCCTTTGTCTGCGTACTTGGATGACTTGGATGTTTTGTAGTCCACTATCCATGCAACATCGCCTAACACGTCAACGATAAGAAGGTCAGCTATACCACGGAACCAGACCCGCTTGTCATAGAAGCTACAGGCTTTGAGATCCTCGGTTATACCCATCTTACGTTCACAAAACTTCACACCGCGCTTGTCTGCCAGCTTATCTAAAAACTCCTGTGCGAACTGGAACTCGTCAGGCAGAACCGTGCCATCTTTGATGTATAGCTCCGCTGCTTTGTGAAACGCGTTACCGTAAATAGTGGCTTGCGTTGGCACGAATGGATATTCTTTCAGGATCTTCTCGTGATAGAATTGCTTAGGGCATTGCTCAAAAGATTTGATCTTGCTGAACGACCACGGTGCTACGTTAACCACTATTCACAATCTCCATATGATTTACCTGTGCCACTCTCACAGTTTATCGGCAGACCATCTGCCCAGTCTGGTTTCCAACGCATACATTCTTCTACATATGCTTGCGCCTCGGCCACCTCTTCATCTTTTACACAGGCCACAATACTGTCATGTACAGTTAGCACAACTTTGTACTTCTTAGCAATACGTAACATCTGTTCACCTATGATACAACGTGCAACAGCTTGACACACATTCTCCACAACCTTCCCACCATAAATTTTGTTTGGGCCTCGGCGTGTTTTATAATAATATTGTGGGCGGTTGTCTTCTATCTCTGCGAACAGCCCGTGGTAATACATTGGCAAACCAGAGGGTAGTATTATAGCAGTCTTATCCACGTCTATGCGGAGCACCCCGGCACGTCCTAGCTTTGCAGGTGATTTGTTATGTAGATCCTTCAACATGTCCTGAGCAGAGTGCCACAGTGAACTAATCGCGTCATTGGCTTCGCGGTATACTCGTATGATACGGCGAGCTTCCTTCAACTCAATATCAAACCCAAACGTCATAAGCTGGTGTTGGAACTTGGGCGCACCCATGCCATACCCCGCACCCAGAATTGTGGTCTTGCCAACGAACCGCTGATCCTTGCTTACCGCATCTGCTGGCACGCTATATATGCTTGACGCCATGTATTTATAAACGTCTTCGCCCCTGTCGAACTGATCAACAAGATCATCCTGCCCTGCCAACCACGCCAACACGCGTGCTTCGATCTGCGAACTATCACAGTCAATGAGTGTATGACCTGCTGGTGCTATGATGCTTTGCTTTAACTTCTTACCGTTAGGACCACGGCTTGGTAAGTTTTGGAGGTTAATCTTATCATCTCCGCCCCACCGACCAGTATGCGCTGCATAATACCTCACAGGTACGGGCAGAATCCCACGACGGCTGATGTCTATAAACCGCTGTGTACGTGTTTCCTCAAGCGTAGACTTCGTACCCAACCGAGCAGCGACCAGTGCTTGCACCCGATCATCCTCATGCTCTTGCAATGCTTTGAACGCCTCATCCGATTTGGCGAATGCGAATGTTTCTTTACCTGTGGTTGGGCTTATCTTTTTTGGTGGTGTCACACCTAATCCTTCAAGCACCACAGCAAACTTGGGGTTGGACATAAGTTCTTCTTTTTCGATGTTTGCATCCGCGAGTAGTTTGTCTTTGCGGTCTTTGATTTCGGCAAGGTGCAACTCAAGAAGACCCGCATCCAAATCCACCATCGGTTCAACGAACATGCGCAACGTCAGGTCTATCAGCTTCAACTCTTTGCGAGGGAAGTCATTTATCATACGCATAAACAGTTCGTGAGTTATGTCTACGTCTGTGACACAGTAGTCTCCATACCGAGACAACTCTTCTTCCGTGAAGTCCATCCTACGTTTACCCATAGCACGTATAACTTCGTCACCCTTGTCTTGTAAGCCATAAGCCTTTGCAAGGTTTGCAAGTGACACACTGCTTTCCGTGCCGTGCAACGCACGTGCCATACATAACGTATCAGCGTATATCTTGGGTGTGATGCCAAAGCTCCAGTTCAGTATCGCACCATCGAACATAGTGTTGTGAGCCAGCACCATCTTATCAGACCAGTCATAACCCATCAGGTAATCTTTGATCTGAGCATGCGTGCCGCTGACCCACTCAGTTTTTTCATCCCACTGCTTTACCGCAACCCCAATAACTTCAAAGTCACGGTGGCGAACGTAGTTTTCAGTGGTGAGTTTAGACAGGGAATAATCCCTGTCATAGAACGTTTCAAAGTCCAGAGTTATTAGCTTCATTAATCGCTACCCGCGATCTCGCCACCGATAGCCGCATACCCACAAATGTCGATATACGTGTCAACATCCTTCGGGCCATCCCCATGCAAGCGGGATATCTTTAACAGTACCATCATGGCAGCAACATCACGTGGGGATATGAAATTGTTTAGCCCCAGATGCGCGTTCCAATACCCAGCGATGCGCTCAAAGCTATCGGAGGCATCCCCATACTCTTCGTGGCGCTCGCCGTTGATAAGCTGATCTGCCGCCGATAATATGTTAGAGCGTTTGTTTGTTTCACGTGGAACAATCTCTTTGCCACCCTCTTGGTCAAAGGCATACAAATCCTCAACGTTAAAATCGTTGGAGGTTTCCCCTGTGGCCTCGCGCTTCGCTTCCAACTCAGCAAAGTATTTAGCATCCGCTTCCGCTTCCGCTGCATAGTCGGTGTCATCTATGTGCAACTCCTTCGGTGCATCCAAAACTTCTTGCGGGGTGCCGATCTTTTGCATCAGCTTCCACACATACCCGTAGGATGTTCCCGTACCCTTGGCGATGTCTATTATTTTTGCCTTGGGATGCTTAACTCTGTAGGCCCAAATCTTTTCTTGTTTCTCAGTCATGTTATTCTCCTAGTTTCCATTCGGGCATCTACCCGATTACGTTTTTGGGATCTGGTATCGCAGGGCAACCAATGGAGAAAGTCACCCTGCGAACCAGTATGAGGTCAATGGCCCGAAGTAATATTGAAAGGTTGGCCACCCCTCACTGCCGTGGATATTTCATGAACAGAGGTCTCTCACGGCTCTACCTCCCCACCCTCACAGTCACGGGTGGTAACTTGTTCAGTCTACCTTGCGAGGTAAACCAAATTTCTTTTTCATGTTGAACGCCCACTTCTTACTCTTGCCCATTATATCCGCTGCATCTGTCACAGTGATCTTGCGTTGTAGCATGCGGTTAAGCACCTCGGCGTCCTTGGTTAGGGGTAAGTTGTTAACGGGTTCCTTGCGTGGTCTCCCGCCCAGCTTACCATTCTCTTTTGATTTAGCGCCATTCTCCACGTAGCGATTGCGCGTCTCCAAGCGCGGGTTATCCGTTTTATCCTGTTTGATCTGGTTTAACCAACATTCACGGTAGAACGGCTCATACTCCTTTCGATGCGGTATTTTCAAAGCTATTTGCCCCGCAAGTCATCAAGCACGCTAAAGGCGAGGTCCATATTAGTTTCGCTGACAACCAGCGCAACGCCCCCTGCAGCTATTATTTCGTTTAAGTTTTTCTCCTGCAATGGCGTTGGCTTATTCTTGCCAGCCTTGCATTCGATCCCTATGAACTTGCCATCCATACACGCTATTATGTCAGGCACACCGCTACGACCATACCCACCTGTAACTGGGTAGAAGTAGTACGCACCTAAGTCTTTTAGATGCGCAACCACTTTCTTTTTTACCTTTGCCTCTGGGGTCATTACTTCGCCAACTTTTTTATTGTGTCAAGGAACCCCTTAACTTCTTTACGGCATGCTTGAATGTTTGCCAGAGTGCGGTTCATGTCAGCTACTTGTTTCTCGAAACTTTTTATTTTCGTTTCAAGATCAGCGATGTGCGTATCGGTGCGATCAATCCACAGATGCGCTTCACCCACACTTAACTGGTCATCCTCATTGCCATCAGGGCCAAACATATCTTCGCGTATTGCTTTGACCCAACCCCACATTATGCCATTCTCTAATGCATCAGCTACAGTCTTATCCGTTTCGGATTTTGTGTAGCACTGTTTATCAATGCTATATACATCTTGCAGCATTAACATGATATCACGCTTCTGTTCGCGTGACGGTTGACGGTTTGGTTCGATTTTAGTTACGTTAGTTTTAGTCACTTTTTTCTCCTTCCGCTTTGTCATGCATACATCACACACGACACCCTTTGGGTATATTTTCCAGCCCAGCTTATGCAGTTTCTGGATAATCGTTTTATTGTTCTGGAACTCGGGCTTGGCTTTACGATCCCCGTGCATGCACGTTACAAAAACCTCATTCGGTTTTACGCCGTGGTCTTCGCATTCTTTGCAGACACACTTCGCCTGTTCCTTCCCGTCTTTATAGACAGCAGTAATAGTCATAGGGTTACCTCCTAGTAAGTTTTGCCCACGTACCACGCAGCGGCCATCAGTGAAGCTGTTATGACAACCCACACGTAAACCTTGGGTATACGGATGACGAAATAATTATGCGTATCGACAGCAGCGGTAATGTTGGGATTGGTACAGGATTTTTGAGTGACCGCCTTCTCCTTAACAGGTTTTGTCTTAGCCTTCGTCTTGGCTGCTGGAGCTATATTACCACGAGAATTGGTAGTAGCGTTGGGTGACACGTTATCTGCAAAAGTAAAAGTTTCCCACTGACCCTTACCCTTACGCGAGTGGTTACCATAGTGCACAGGGCCATAACGCGATATCAACTTCCCACGCGCCTCACCTGTCAAGTCATCAGGAACGAACCAACACATACCATCCCAACGTGCGCCTAACTTTTTAACATCTTCCTTTTGCCCATATGACGCGTTGCGTAAGTAGTATTTTGGTTTGGCCCGTATCGTTCCTGTGGGGGGCTTTTTAAATACTTGCACAACCTCCTCATCAGTTAGGTTGGGATCTTTAAACGCTTGTACTGTTACCTCCTTTGTTGGCTCATCAGCCTCATCCCAACCATCCAATATTTCATCTAACGATTTTAATGGCTTTTTAGGGCGACCTGTCGGCTTTTTCGCTGTCCAAACATCAAAATTCTCGGCAAGCTCTTCCAGCGTAGTTGGCAACGGCGCTATCTTGTTCATCGCATACGCCTTTGCCCGTACACTTTTAGGTGTGCGCCCAAGCGATGCCGCAATTTCGGCATGGCGCTTGCCCTTAATCCTAGCCGTTAACAGCTCATTGATTTCTTTATTGGTAAAATGTTGTGCCATAATCTTCTCCTTGTCATTCGGGTACATGCCCGATTTCATTTTATAACCCAGTACGTGTTCTCCTCTGGCCTTGACCCTACACCGTCAATTTCGTCCAGAGGATTTGGCTCTAACACAGATAGCGAGTTAACCCTGTCTTGCACCCATTTAGGGGTGTCATTGAGTGACATGTAAAACTCTGTGCTATAGTTGTCAAGTGATAAACTACCAAAACATTGTACACGGATACATGAAGTAGTAGGGTCTATTATGACCCTACATGTTGTATCACCTGATGGATCACGCATCTAAAAACGGATTTACTTCGTCAACGTGAATTGTGTAGGCGGTGTCACAATGCTTGAAGCCAACACCCTCGACATAGCTATCGTTAGGCATGATCTGCAACGTCGATACCCTGTTAACAATCCAGTCGGGCACCTCCTCTTGGAGGTATACTTCATTACCTGACACGTCAGATATAGATGGGTGATAGTCTCTCCCGTTCGCCACGTTCACCGTGCCGACCATCTTATCGCCATATTTGTTGGTGCGCATCTCGACGTAGAGCACGGGTATT